CTATGGTGTTACAGCCAGAGGATCGGATGTCGGCATTGCCCGATGCAGTTGCTTTTCAAGCGCGAGATGCTTGCTGTCCAGGAAGGCCTGCATCGGCGTCTTGCCAAAGCAGTGCTTGCCCGAATGCGTGCGTTGCTCATTGTAGCTTCTGAGCCATTCGTCGACATCGGCCTGCAACTCCTCCAGTGAGCGGTACAGCTTGCGCCGGAACGCGCTCGCATAGAATTCGTTCTGGATGGTCTGGTGGAATCGCTCGCAGATGCCGTTGGTTTGCGGCGATTTGGCCTTGGTGCGGGTGTGCTCGATATTCTCCAGATCGAGATACAGCGCATATTCGTGGTGCTCACGGTTGCCGCAGAATTCGCTGCCCCGGTCGGTCAGAATGCGCAGCAGCGGTACGCCGTGCTCCTCGTACCACGGCAGCACCCGGTCGTTGAGCGTATCGGCCGCCGTGATCGCATGCTTGCGGTCGTACAGCTTGACGAAAGCCACCTTGCAGTACGTGTCGATAAAGGTCTGCTGGTAGATCCGTCCGACGCCCTTGATGTTGCCCACGTAATAGGTATCCTGGCTGCCCAGGTAGCCCGGGTGCTCGGTTTCGATCTCGCCGTGCGCTTGCTTCTCCTCTTTGGCCTTCTCCAGCGCGCGTAGTTGGTCTTCGGTGAGAATCAGGCCATCCTGTGCAACCTTGGCCGAGAGTGCCGCCAGCCGCTTCTTGAAGGTCTCCAGGTCGTGGCGTTGCCAGATCGAGCGCACCCCGCCGGCAGAGATGAAGGTGCCGCGCTTCTTCAGCTCGTTCGACACGCGCAACTGGCCATAGGCCGGCTGCTCCAGGGCAAAGGCCACCACCGCTGCCTCGATCCTCGGATCTACCCGGTTCTTCAACACCGGCTTGCGGCGGCTGATTTCTTGCAACGCAGCGTCTCCGCCCTGTTCGTATAACTCCTTGAACCGGTAGAAACTATCGCGGCTGAAACCCATCACCTTGCAGGCTTGCGACACGCTGCCCAGTTGCTCCGCCAGCTTCAGCAAGCCCACCTTGTTTTTGATGATTTTCTGCTCCGTCATCACGTTCATCTGACTTCTCCTTGGTTCCAATATTAAACCAGAAATGTCAGATTAAGTCGTGATTAGTACAGCTATTTGCCAGCAGTTTGCGCGCCGGCCAGCGCGCTGCTGCCGTGATGAGCCTGATCCATTCGGCCCGGCTCAACGGGCACGATGTTTATGCGTATATGAAGGATATTCTGGAGCGTCTGCCAACCCAGCCGGCCAGCCGTATCGGTGAACTGCTGCCGCACTGCTGGGAACCGCTCGATTAAGGCCCGTTCTGAAAGCGTCGTCAAGATGGGTTCGCCGGGCGCTTACTCCCATCGGGCCGTGACGCGCTGCTCGCCGTATCGGTATCCGCCCACGAACACCGCCAACGAGAGGGAAGCCACACCGATCAGCCGCCAGGGCAGCAACTTCAGGATGTCGATGATTGGCAACATCACGCACCTCCACTCGGCTCGGTTTTGGCCTTGAAACCCAGGGCAGCACCACCGGCGGCGAGCGTGGCCCCGAGGCCAATGCCGAACGCCTGCATATCGAATGGACGGCCCTGACCTACTACCGAGTAGATCGCAAGCCCAAGGAATACGACCACGCCTTGCGCCCAGAGCACCCGGCCGACGTCGAAACTCTCGCCGTCCGCCGTGGTGAAGCAGTCTTTCAGCAACTTCATCATGCTGTCTTCCCCTCGTTGAACTCCGCCTGCTCGGCCAGACGGCGATGTAAAAGCCCGGCCAATACGCGCCCGGCATCGTGATCCCAAAGCGGGAACTGCGCTGCCGCCGCCGCCAGATTCCCGGCGTTGATGTCTTTGAGCATCGTCGATCGGGCGAATGCGCCCACCCCCAGGTTGAAGACGAAGTCCACCAGAGCATCGAACTCGGGCTGCTTGAGTGGCACAGTGACCAGCCGGTTGACCGCGGCGGCAGCTTCCCGGGTGTCCTGCTCCAGCCAGGCGAGCGCCTGCTCGCGCGTGCAAGTCATGCCCTCCAGCACACCGTGGGTGTGGCCGTAGCCGATCGTCCAGACACCTCCGGTATCCGCATAGGCTTGCAGCCGGCAGCCTTCGAAGCGTTCGGTCAGCTGCTCACCCGCCTTGCTGTAGGTCATCGGCGGATTCATCGCGCGTCTCCCTGGTACTGCGGTTCATGGGCCAGCACCCAGGCCCAGAGCCGATCGAACGCCTGCTTGTAGTAGTCCGCCAGGCCTGGCGAAGCCGTGAAGCACAGATCGTTCATCTGCTGGCTGGCGCTGGTGGAGTAGTTCCACGATCCATCCTCCACGCCGACCTTGCCGTCAGGCGTCCAGATCACGGTGGCCTTCAGATGCACGATCTGGTGGTGCACGGGGCTCGTGCCGATGAGGAAGTGCTGCCCGTCGGCGAGCCCCGCCTCGCGTAGACGCGCGATCTGCGGTGCCTCGGCACGTCCCGCCGCCTGGGTGTGATCGAAAATCACCTTCACGTCCGCGCTGCACCGATGCGCCTCGATCAGCGCGTCGAAAAACGGTTGCAGGGTGCAGCCGAAGATCATGGTGCGCAGCTTGGCTCCGGGGGCGGCAGCCCCGGCCAGGAACGCTTCGAAGGCTTTGAGGCCGTCAGCGTAGGGGGTAATGATGCGGGTCTGCTCGGCGGTCTCATGCAGGATGCCGAGTGCGGCGAGGACTTCGCTCATGGCTTGATCACTCCGTGCAGCACACCCCAAATGACCGCCAGGCCGCTGCCGACGACGGACAGCCACATGACGGCGCGCGCCCCACCCTTGGCGGTGAGAAAGGTCTGCTTCATCTCGGCGAACTCCTCCGAGTGCTTCTGGTGAAAGGCTTCGATATAGCGGGCCAGCAGCCGGAACTCCGGAGATGGAATCTGATCGATCTCGGCGCGAAGCGCGTCGATCGTGGATTGAGGGGGTTGGGGTTCGGTCATGGCAAATGCTCCTTTCAATCGACCCTTGGTAAAAAAATGCCGCCTCGGGTCGCCCCGGGCGGCAGCCTGTACAAAGCGGGACCTCAGAGGTTCTGGTCGCGCGCCGTCATCGCCCGGTCGCAGTGCCCAGGATCCAGGCGATCGAGCAGCGCGCACAGCAGGCAACCCCAGCGCGCGGGCCGGGCGTGAGCAGCGCGGCTGCTGATGGTTTGGCCCAGCTTGCCATTGGCCGCGACGTTGCCCAGGTCGTCGAAGCCGATGGCGATCAGCCAGGCGCGCGTGGGGGCGCGGACGATCGCCCAGGCCATGCGCACCAGTGCCACGGGGGCGACCAGCCACAGCCCCAGCCAAATCAAGATCAACGGCCAACGTTTCATGCAGAACTCCTTGCGGGTGATATGGGATGAATCGGAATGACGCGGCGGACCACGGCGCCAGCGCCGACCGGTGCATCGCTGCCGAACAGATCCCGGCGCGTATCGGGCAGGGGCGCGCCCTCCAGCGCGTCAATGCGCAGCGGCACGGTTCCGGTGAGCAGTTCGAACGCCAGGGCGAACACCACCACCGCGTCCGAATACGCCGCGTCGCAACTGGTCTGCCACAGTGGCCCTTCGAGGAACATGCAAGATCCCCGGCAGATGTGCAGCACCGGGCAGCGCGGGCACTCGGGGCGCCGACTCCAGTGCGTCCCAGAGGCCAGCGCCACGCGCTCGAGCGCGGCCGCTGTGCCCAGGCGATGGGGCTGCCCATTGGGTGCAGCCGTGCCTGCTGCGACGTTCTGGCAGGTCAGGACGTTGCCGTGCAGATCGACGGCGAGGTGATCCGGGCGGTCCATGCCGCACTTCTGGCCGAGGGATGAGGCCGGGCGGCGATGTGCGATGCTGGCCATGAACGCTTCGACCTTACCGCGCAGCGCCCCGAAGTTGCTGGCGCATCCTGCGCGCGCTTCGGCGAAGGCCTGCCGGCGAAACATCGCGTGCTCCGCAGGGCTGCGCAGGCACGCGCGCACACCGGCGTCGTCGTCGGCGTCGATCCAATGACCTTCGCCGATCGGCACGTCGGCGTCGCCCGTGAGTGCGACAAAGAACGTTTGGACCTGCGCTCGGCTGGCATTGCCCCGGTGCAGCATCGCGTTGAAGGAGACGCGCCCCTGCGGCTTGAACCTGCGGTACAAGTCCAGGATGGCCGCGCGGGTGCTCGGCACCTCCAGCGGATCGGGTCCACGCGCCTCCTGCCCGGGGCCGTCGTGCGAAATGCCCACCGCAAAGCCCATGCGGTCGAGCCAATCCACCTTGGCCGTATCGAGCAGCGCACCGTTGGTGATCAGGAGGAAGCCGGCATCCGGATGGCGCTGGCGCAGCGCTTCGGCCAGTGGCTGCAGCAGCTTCCAGTACACCAGCGGCTCACCGCCCCAGAACTCGAAGGTGGGCGCGCGGTGGTTCTCGACGTTCAGCCAAGTCGCAAGCGTGGCCAGGAAGGCGTCGACACGCCCGGCGCCTTCCTGCGCGGGCCGCTGGCTGGCCTGGTTGCAGTAGCTGCAGGCGTAGTTGCACTGCAGCCCGAGTTGGATCTTGATCCGCCGAAACGGCCCGCCTTTGCGCCCGGGCGTATCACGCGAGATGGCCGACACCGACTGCCATGGCGCGGGTGCTGGAATCTCGAATGGCATCGCCACTGGGCGGCCATCTTCCTGCGTGAGGCTCGACGTGACGTTGTCGTAGACGAAGCGCTGCCGGCCCTGGGGGCCCAGGGCATCGATGACAAAGCGCATGGGGTCAGGCGGTGGGCGCGACGACCGTGCCGCTGGTGGTCGCCGTCGCCGAACTCGGCGGTGCTGTCACGGCCGCTGCGGCGGTCATGGCCGATTGGGATGCCGCGAGGTAGGCCTTTTGCACCGCGCGCACCTGGGTCTTGACCGCGACGATGTTGGCCAGCATCGCGTCTTGCGGGATGAGCGTCTGTACGCCGGACTGGGTGAGGTCTGCGCTCACGGCGGCGAACCACGCCGGCTGCTGCGCTGCGGGCAGTGCCGCAAAGAGTTCCAGCACCGCAGAGGTCAGCAGGTCGACTTGCTGCTCCAGGGCCATGACCGCATCCGGGATGCAGATTTGCGACATCGCGTCGATCTTGGCCTTGTAGGCCGCCTGCAAGTGTGCCAGTTCAGGATAGAGGTCGGCTGCGATGGTCATCGGAAAACGCTTGGGGTTGGCGGCCACCGTGTAGGGCAGCGTGCAACTCGTCGGCACGGTTGCCACCAGCGCGACCCGGTCGATGCTGTTGCCGCAGCACAGCACGAACAGCGGCGCTTGGGCGTTGACGCCGTGGGCACCTTGCATCCAGGCGACGAAATCCTTGGAGTCGACCTGCTCGGAGCCGGGCACGGTGATCCAGCGCCCCAGGAAGTCCTGGTAGATCAGCAAGGATGACAGCGGCGCAAACACCGAGGCGAGATCCAGTGTGAGCGTCTGCGAGCCCGCGCCGAATAACACGGGCTGCGACGGCGTGCCGGCAACTGCGCATTGCGCGGCGAAGCCAGCGGCCTTGGGGTCGCTGGTGAGGAGAATGGTGGTCATGATTCAAGGTCTCGCTTGTGGAATGTCAGACACATGAGCAATGCCGCGCCAGATTGCGTCCTATTGCGCCCAATCGCGCAGCACCGCCGCCAGGTTTTGTGCAGCCTCGAGCGCCACCGCGTCGTACAGCGACGCCCGAAATCCCCCCAAGCTGCGGTGCCCGTCCAATCCCGAGAAGCCGGCGTCGGTCAATGCCCGGCGTAGTGATGCATCGCGCGCTGGGTCGGTCAGGCGGAACGCGACGTTCATCCGCGAGCGCCAAGCCGGTTGGGCGTGCGGGATGTAGACGTCGGGGTTTGCGTCCAGCGCCGCGTAGACCGCTGCCGCCTTGGCGGCGTTGATGTGCGCCATGCGCTTCAGATCCCCGATCTCGTCTCGCAGCCAGCGCAGCACAAGCAGCATCGTGTAGATCGCGGCGACTGGCGGGGTGTTGTAAATCGAGCCGGCTCGCGCGTGCGTGCGGTAGTCGAGCATGGGCGGCAGGCCGCTGGGCCCCCGCTCCAACAAGCTCTTTCGCACCAGCACGACCGTGACCCCGGCCGGCCCCAGGTTCTTCTGGGCGTGGGCGTAGATCAGGTCGTAGGCATCGAGGTCGATCGGCCGCGACAGCAGGTCTGAGCTCATGTCACAGACCACGAGCCGCCCCGGCAGCCGCGGTGGCGCGTCTCGGAACTGCAACCCCTCGACCGTCTCGTTGCTCACAACGTGCAAGATGCCCAGCCGCTGGGTGGTTTGGTCCCACCGCGGCAGCGCGCGGTAGCCCTGCACGATCCCATCCCAGGCCAAGTGCGGCACGCACACCGCGGCCGCCTCGGCCATCGCCCGCGCGCTCCAGTACCCCGCGCGCACCCAATCGACCGGTGTTGCCGGGGTGCAGCCCAAATTGACGAGTGCCATCGAGAACTGCAGCGAGGCGCCACCCTGCAGGAAAAGCACCTGCCAATCATCGCTCGCGCGCAGCAGCACGCGCAGGATGGCCTGGGCTTCGTCCACCACCGCGCGGAACCAGTCGCTGCGATGGCTGATGCCGTAGAGTGACAGACCGACTTCGGGAACCTCCAGCGCGGCCTGCGCCAGTTGCTCCAGCACCGCCGGCGGCATAGCCCCGGGGCCGCCCGAGAAGTTGTGCGCGTTGCGCCAGACGGCGTTCATCGACGCAGCGCCCGTGGATCCCACCGGAATGCGGCATAGTCGAATCCCCATTCGTCCACTCCAGCGCCCGCCACATAGCCGCCCACCACGATCGGCACCCCGCCCGTGAGTGGAAGGTACAGCGGCGTGGCCGGCCCGAAGCCTGGGGCCTCGACGACGCGGCGCTCGCGCCAGCCCTCGAGGTGGGCAAAGGCATGCCCCTGTCCCGTACGCAGACTGCCGTTGTCCTTCAGGCCCCGGATCGCGCCCACGGCCGCCTCCAGGCGCCAGCGATCCGGGTTGGCCGACCACCACCATTGCTCGCCGGCCGCATCGCGCGTCCACAGCGCGTGCTCCTCCGACCAGAGCAGCGAGGCGTCTTCGAAAGTCAGCATGCGCCGATCACCGAGGAGGGGGCGATCCATAGCCAGCACTGCGACCGGCTTGCCGTCGGCCCCCATGACGCGCTCGCCAGGGCGAAGGGTCTCGATGGGGCGTTGCGTGCCATCAGCCATCAGCACGCGCGTGCCCGCGGGGAAGCAAGTGCAATTGCAGTTGCAGTTGGCCAGGCTCGCCGCGACCGTGGCTGATCCGGCGGTGCGTGCATAGTTCGCAGTACTCGCATAGTTGACACTGAAGTTGGAGGGATTCCATACGTAGAAGTTGGCCCCGTCGTTGCTGCCCACCAGCCACGTGGGCTGCCCGCCTTGTCCGCTCCAGTTCAGGTCCCACGCCGCACCGTCGGCGCGCAGCGGGTGGGCGCGGCTCGCGGTCGCCGCATTGCCCGAGATGTTGATGCCGTAGGTGCCGCCGTTGTTTTGCACGATGGCGGTGGTGTCGACCCCGCCCACGACGACGTGGTTGTTGGATCGGTTGAAATTGACGATCGAGCCGCCGCTTGCCGAGTACAGGCCCCAGGCGCTGGCGTTGTTGTAGAGGTAAGAGGGGTTTTGGCCCGCACCTACAGCGCCCACCTGGGCTTCGCCGCCGGGGTTGCTCGCGAACAGGTTGCCGTTGACCGTGCCGCCGCTGGCGCCACCCAGGGTGGACACCGTGCCCGCGTTGCCGGCGATGCTGCTCGGAAACGCGATCGCCGCGCTGGCCACCGCCGTGACCTGGCCCTTGGCGTTGGTGGTCAGCACCGGCACGGTCGTGGCATCGCCCGCGGTGCCGGGGTTCGGGTTGACGTTGGGCAAGGTGGCTGCGATGCTCACGTTGCCGCTGCCGTCGAAGCTGGCCGATCCGGTGATGTCGCCGGTGAGGGCCAGGGTCACCGCCTGCTGCAGCTTCTTGGCCTGCGCGGCCACGACGTTGTAGACGGCGGCCAGCGCGCTCCAGGCCGTGCCGTTGAACTTCTCCCAAAAGCCGTTGGCGCTGTTGAATCGCACGGCACCCACCGGCAGGTTGGCAGGGTTGGTGGTGGCCGGGTCGAGTCCCTGCGCCAGATCAGAGGCCAGCGCGTTGATCTCTGCGGTGACGTCCACATAGGGATCCGTCACCTGCGGTTTGGAGAAATCTGAGGTGTTGCTCATGCGGCGATCCTTTCCATACCTTCAATACCCTTTAGCGGCCCAGGACACCGCGCCCGAGGAGCGCTGCCCGGCGGGGGTGAACAGATAGACGCTGAAGCCGCTCGGGTTCGCCTGACCCGAGAAGTCGTAAAGCGCCACGAGTGGCGAGGTGCCCGCGGGGGTGACGGTGATGCTGGTGACGTCCACGAAGGGCACGTTGAAGGCGACTGCCGTGCCGTTCGCGTCCGCCGCGTTGGCCAGCACGGTGCCGGCATCGTTCTTGAGCTTGACGGACAGTTTGATCTCCAGGCGCGAGATCTCCAGCAGGGACGTTGCATCGGGCGCGGTGACGGTGAGAAGCACCTTCACCCAGCGAAAGTCGGTCAGGTAGACGTTGGCGCCCGCATAGTCGGTCCAGGGACCGGTTGGCCCCACGTTGCTGCTGCTGACCGTGATCGAAAGCGCAGGCGTACCCGCCACGACCGTTGTGGTGGGAGTGACTTGCACATTCGTGGCGCTCAGCACCGCGCCGTAGTCGATGACTTCCTCGTAGGAGCCTGCGGCCAGCGCGGGCTGCGCGTAGATCGGTAGCCCTGCAGCGATTTGGTCCTGCGGAGCGTTCCAGGATCTCGCGCTAAAGTGCTGCGCCCAGTTCGATGCAGTGTCCACTGGCAAGGTGATCGCCCCCTCGTCGAGCACGGCGTTTGTGAGCGTGCCGGCGAACGTGGAGAAGATGTCGGCGTGCAGCACGTAGTCGGGCGGAGCGTTGACGGCGGCAGCTACCGCCCCAGGCGTGCCCACGTTGCCGGCCGAATCCACCGCAGCGACCCAGTAGCGGTAAGTGCCGGCGCTGGTCTCGAACACCGTGGTGAACAGTCCCGCTTGGGTGCCGATGATCTGCGCCGCATCGAAGGTGCCTGCCGCGGGTCCCCGGCGTACCTGGTAGGTGACGACCGGCAGCGTCGCGGTGGCGTCGGTCCAGGACAGCAGCACGTTGTTGTCGATGACCTGCGCGGTCAACGTGGGCGCTGCGGGCGGGGTGACCACCAATTGAGCCATCGCCCAGGCGCCTTGGTTGCCGGCGGCATCGACCGCGGCGATCCAGAAGGTCTGGGTGCCCGCCCAATCGACCTTGCTCTGGTACTGCGTGGTCTTGTTGTTGGCGATGACCCGCGCCGAGGCCGCCTGCGCGCCGGTTGCGATCACGTAATGGTCCACCGGGAACATACTGGCGGGAAGCGTCCAGCCCAGCACGTAGTGGTCGCCCGAGAGGCTGGCCGTGACGCCGGGCGCTTGCGGGGCGGTGACCGAGAGGCTCGCGGGCGTGGCGTTGACGGATTCGACCAGAAGCAGGTTGCGCGCCTTGATCCACCAGTCGTATTGCGTTTGCGGCAGCGGCGGCACGTGGGCCGAGGTGCCGGCGTAAAAGCCCACCAACGTGCCCGAAACCCAGTCGACACCCTCGCGGATCTCATAGTCGTAGCGCATGGGGTCGGCCACGTCGGTCCAACTCAGCAACACGCCATTGCTTTGCACCGCCGCCTGAAGCCCCGCCACATCGGCGATGGTTGGAGGTGGCGCAGGGGCCGGCGTCACGCTCAGTGTGGCCGCGGGCGAGACCTGACCGACCGCAGAGAATGCCGTGACGGTGAAGGTGTAGGGCACGCCGATCTCGAGGCTTTCGATGTCCACGCTGTGCTGATCGGTCATAATCGTGGTGGACGGCGCGTTCGCTTTGTTCCAGACCACCCGGTAGCGGCACGCGCCACTTGCGCTCCAGGACACGGTACCCCGCAGGCCCGCCACACCGATGTCGATCACGTACCGCGACACCAGGAGATTCAGGTTCGACGGCGCAGCGGGAACCGCGGCAATCAGGCTCGTAGCGGGGGTGGTGAGCGCCAGACCGTCTTCGATGAAGGCGTACTTGCTGGCGTTGTAGGCCACGGCGGCCACGTCGATCTGCGTCGCGTTCGCCTCGGTGAGGGTGACCACCTGCCAGAGTTCGGGTTGAACCTGGGCGTCGCTGAGTAGGACCAGAGCGCCGGGTACGGGCGTTTGCGGCAGGGCCGCTGCCAGCACGATCTGGTTGCCGGTGACGCCGGCCACCGCCTGCGTCGCCAGGCTCCCGTCGGGCAGGAGAACTTGCGCCGAGAGGCCGCTGGCTGCCGGCGGCGCTGCGTCGAGTGTGAGGGTGAGCAAGTCTGCGGATACGTCCAGCATCCGTCCGCCCATGCGCACGCCTGCGCGCGTCGGGTCGCTGGTCTGGATGATGTCGCCCGGCGCCAGATACATCCCGTCCATCGCGCAGCGAAATGTCACCGTCTCGGTTTGCAGACTCTCCGAGTACAGCAGCCACTTGCCCAGGCGATGCGCCTGGCCGCGACGGGTGCAGCCCAGGGCGCGCACCTGCGCGGTGATGACGCCGTACTTGGCCACCAGCGCGTCGTCCTGCACGTACTCGACGACAGTGGCGTAGCCGTTATTCGGGTCGTTCCACGTCACCTGCGCCACGGTGTGGCGCGAGCGCAGGCTGGTGCCCTGGTAGGAGAACGCGCCGCCTGCGACATTGGCCGGCGCGAACATCATCACCGGATCGGCAGGCGCATCCTGGCTGACGTGAAGCGTACCTGCGCCCCAATAGACGATGGCCCGAAAGATGGAGGCCATGTGCTGCACGGCGGCGTAGGCGTCCTGCTGCGAGGCCAACAGCAGATTGCAGGTAAAGCGCGGCTCGAGCCCACCGAAGCCATCGGGCACCATCTGGTCGCAGTATTGGCCGATGGTGTAGAGCGACCATTTGTCGATGCTGCTCGCATCGATCAGTCCGCCCAGGCCGTAGCGTTCGTTGGTGAGTAGGTCGTAGAAGCACCAAGCCGGGTTGTCGGTCCAGGCCAACTGGAACGTGCCGTCCCAGGTTCCGGTGTAGCTGCGCGTGGCCGGGTCATAGTTGCTCGGGACCTGCACGATCAGGCCCCTCACGTCGTAGGCCCGCGCCGGGATGTGATCGAACTGCATGGCGTCGATGGCGATGGCCGCCATCGCGGTGTGCGGGTAGGCCAGGCTCGCGTTGGACACCAGCGTGAGCGCGTCAAAGTACAGATCGTTGGCCAGGAGCGAACTGCCCGAATCTGGCGTCAGGCGCGTGACCTGGACCTCCCACGGCCCCGTTCCCGTCAGGGGGATCAGGTAGTCGCGGGTGTACTGGCTCGTGGTCTTGCCGTTGAAGCTGTCACCAACGACGGTGACGAAGCCGCCACCGTTGGTGTTGAGCGCGATCTGAAAGGCCACCGACGTGCCGCCGATATTGCCGCTTTTAGCGTCCGTGTCGGTCAGCGCCGGTGTCATGATTGACACGCGCAGGGCGTTGACGTTGGCTGCAGTGATGGCCTGCACGACGGGGGTGGCCTGGTAGACCTTCGCGTGGACCGAGATCGTGTTTTGCGCGTCGGAGCCAGCGTAGCCTGCCGCGTTGGTCACACCCACGGCGCCTGGCGTGCCGGTGGCGTACTCGAACACGAAGCCGTTGAAGTTCCACGAGCCGTCGGCGTTTTGTAGCGGGGTCTTGTCCAGAAAGACGGACTGCGCGCCGTTGGCAAGGCCCACGATCGGCCCTTCGCACCAGGCGTCGAGCACCAGCGCCTTTTGCGAGGAGCGCAAGGTATTGGGGGACTCGGACACGCCGCCCCCGCCGCCGCCCTTGCCACCGCCTCCGGCACCGCGGATGAGGAGGTTCGTGTGCATTACGACCCGCCCAGGTAGGCGCTTTGGTTGGTGGTGTAGGTCAGCGTGCCACCGCTCTTGGTCGTCGTGCTCACCTGCCCGCTCGGGGTCTGGCCGATGGGCACGTCGAAGGACTGCAGCGATGCGGAGACGACCTGCGAGCCGATCATCAGTCGGCCATAAAGGATGGGCACCGGGTTGCCTTGGGCTGTGGTGTTGACCGGGCCGCTGAACGCGGTGGAGTTCTGGCTGTTGGGCAGGTTCGTCTGCGGCGCGTGCGTGAGCATCTGCGACAGACCCCCGAGCACCAGGGTGGCGCCGAAGGACAGCGCCATGCTGCCCATGGCGCTGGTGGTGAGCGTGCCGCCGGCCAGCGACGCGCCGCCCGTGTAGAAGGCTGCCACGATCATCGCTGCGCCCAGCAGGATTTCTCCCACGCCGTGCCCGGCGCCCGAGACTTGAGGCACAAAGCGAATGTCGGCGGCGGGCAGGCGCAGCTCCTCACGATCCGTCACCGTCGTGCCGTCGAGCTTGACGAGGTAGCGCCCCTGCGCGAAGGCCTTGCGGAAACCCGGATGCAGTGCGCACAGGGCGCGCACGGCGTCCAGCGCATCGGCGCAGTCCAAGCGATGCACGCGTCCGAAGCGCCGTCCCAAAGAACCGTACAGGCGGATGATCTTGAGCGTCACAACAACTCCTTGTGTCGGATGACCTTACGCGTCGCGCGCCGCCAGGCGCCCCCAAACACGTCTCGACTGGACAGGCGCCCGGCGCAGTGCTGCACGATGAAGTTGTCGCCCAGGTGCACGGCAGCGTGGTTGATGACGGGCGAGCCGATTTGCATCAGCAAGACGTCGTGCTCGGCCAGGGTGTCAAACGGAATTTCGACGAATCCAGCCTGCGGAAAGCCTTCCGCATAGAGGTCACCGCCACGCAGCCACCACTGCACGTCGCGGTGGAAGTCGGGCAAGTCGATGTGCAGGGTCTGCCGGTAGTAGTCGCGGATGAGGCTGTAGCAGTCGAGCACGCCGTGATGGAAACGGCGTCCGATCAGCGGTGCCACGTAGCCGCCGGGCGCGAACTCGTGGACGTTGCCGATTGGCCAGTTGACGATCAGCCACGGAATGGCGGACGCCTCGCAGCCGACGCGGTCGGCCTGGCTGGGCTCGGGCGCCGCGTAGGGGTGCGAGTGCACGATGCGCACGATCTCGCCCTGGTCTTCAGCCCTGGCGAAGTCGGTCGGCGACAGCACGAAGTGCTCCTCGGGCGAGGCGGCCAGGTTGGCACAGGGGATATAGCGCAGTTTGCCTTGGCGCACGATCACCACGCCGCAGCATTCGCGTGGGGCCTGGGCTTGCGCATGGGCGCGAATGGCCGCCAGGATCGATTCGGGTATCGGCGTCATGAGGTGCCGATCCCGCAGCCGGGAAAGCCGCCGAAGTTCATCAACGCGGGCGGGGCAAAGCGCAGCGCGCAATCCGACAACCGCTTGCCACAGACGTCTTGGGCCGGGTCCGCGGTCGGGTTGCCGGCGGCGTCGGCCACAGCGCCACCCGTGTAGCCACAGTCGGCGCCGCGGTAGACCCAGGGGCAGGCGTTCTGGATGAACTGGCGTCGGGGTAGCTTGACCGCCACCATGTCCAAGGCGCTGGCCAGGTCGAACTGAAGAAGCTGAGGTGTCTCCTGCGCCTTGCGATCGACGAACCAGATCTGCCGGGGCAGTTCTTGGGTGGGGTCGGCCGTGGGATTGACGCCACCGGGGAAATTGGCCGCATCCAGAAAACGCGCGAAGGTGCGAATCCGCGTGAGCTTGCAGCCGGCGAAGTCGTTGTACTGGCGCGCCAGCGCGCCGAGGATGCCCTGCGCATTGGATGCCGAGAGCTTAGGTCTGGGCAGCGCGCCCGTGCCCGACATCTTGAAGCCCTGCGCCTCGATGGGATAGCGCGCGTAGGCTTGGGCCCCCCAGATGATGTCGGCGCTCAGGCCGTTGGTGCCGGCGTGCCAGTAGAGCGTGGAGCCGCCCTGCAGGGACAGGTCGAGCACGAACAACTCGATCAACGCGGACGGCGAGAGGGACTGGATTTCAGCGCGAATGGACATGGTGATGCAACTCGATCGGCGGCCCTTGTCTGTTCAAGCGCCTGTTCAAGCGCCGAAGACCTGCTCAAAGGTGGCGGTGATGCTCACGACGCCTCCTGGCTTGTCGTACTTGCTCCAGTTCTGACACAGCACGGACACCGGTGTGGCGGCGTGTGGTGGCGTCCAGGCGAAGGGCAAGTAGCCGCCTTGCTCCTGCAGGAACGTATCGATTGCGTCGGCCTCGGCACTGGAGGCGCAATGCAACTGCAGCGTCCAGTGGCCGGGCTGGCTGTTCAAGCCCTGGGGGACGTTTTGTTGATAGCCGTCGCCGAACTTGGCCGTCCAGAGCAGCGGCTTGCGCTGCGCGACGACGGATGCGGCATCCCACGCGAAAACGGGCTCGTTGGAAGTGCTCATGATGGCGCCCTCACGCTGGATTCATCAGGCCGCCTGGGCGCATTTCGGTGAGCAGGATCTGGCGCACATGCTCGCCGATCATCGCGCCCACGCCCTGCATCGCGGCTGCCCCCTGTGGGCCGGCAAGACTCGCCGAGCCGTCGTGGTTGACCACCACGTTCACATCGCCGTGGTAGCTGGCGCCGCCCTTGGAAAGGGTGCCGCCGCTGATCGCCTGGCGCAACTGGTGGTTGGGCACGACGGTGCCGCTGGCGCCCATCTTGACGACCTCGGGCCCGCGCTCGCCCACGAGATACATGCCACCGGCCTCGACCGAGCCGCCCGCGGCGCGCGCGCCGGACAGGAACGAACCGATCGCCCCGATCCAGCCGGTGGAGGCGCCCGACACCATGCCGGCCACACCGGCCATGGCCTTCTCGGCAGCGATCTTCAGGAGATCCTGAATGATCGACGCGGCGAGTTGCCGGAAGTTGAGTCGGCCGGTCTCGGCGAACTGAACCAGGGCGTTTGTCGCACTCTGGAAGGCGCCGACGATGGACTGCTTGATCTTGGCCCCGGTCAGCACGGCGCTTTGGGCCACTTGCTGCAGGCCGGCATGGATCGCCACCGTCGGGTTGTTGTTGAAGGCGTCCGTCGCCTTCTTTTTCTGGGCCTCCAGGGCGTTGACCTGCTGGGCGTACCCGACGGCGGAGGCCAGGATCGCTCGCTGCTGAGCCAGAGTCAGGTTCACGCCCTTGGCCAGGGCGTCGTTGATGCACTGCTGCGCCTTGGCCTGCTGATCCAGGATTTCGGTCATGGCGGCCTGCTGTTCCCGGGTCTTGCCGATGAGCAACAAGGCGTTCTCGCGCTTGGCGATGTCCTGCTGGCGCCCCTGATCGACACCTTGCATCTGGGTCTGGAATGCCTGCGTGGCCTTGAGCCTCTTGATCTGTGCGGTCTCGTCATCGATGGCCTTGGCCGCTGCGAGGTACTGCGCTTTCTGCGTGGCGGTCAGCGGCTGGAATCCCTCGGCCTTGCGGCGCGCGTCGCTGAGCTTGCCCTGGGTGAGGGTGAACTCGGCAAGCGCCTGCTTGGCGTTGTCGACTTTGCCGTGGTACTGGCTCCAGTCGTACACGGAGGCGTCGAGCGCCGCCTTCTCGCGGGCAAAACCCTGAAGGGCCTGCGCGAAGGGGTCAGTCTTGGCGTGATGCGTCGCTTTCTTCATGGTCCCCGGCGCGTTCGGATTGCGCAGTGCAGCTTCTTGCGCCGCTTCCTCGGCCCTGCGGCGACGCGCCTCCAGAACATCCCTGGCGTGGCGGGCAGCAGCGTCCTTGGCGACGACGCCCCAGGCGCGCGAGGCCACCTGGCCCGCAGTGCCGACATAGTCGGTGTTCATCGCCGAGGTGATCGCTTGATGGATCGCGCCGCCGAACTCCTTGACCGCATCGACGCCGCCGCGCAGGTGCGCTCGAAACGCCGTGAAACCAAAGTCGCCATGCAGTGCGGCCGCGAATCCCTTGCCGAAGGCACGGGCGGTGGCCATGGCCGACGAGAATCCGCGCGTCACCAGATCGGCGACGCCGTTGACCAAGACGTTCACGGCCTGGATGCCGCCCCACGCGAAGCCGATGCTGACGTTGACGAAATCCTTCAAGTACGTCCCAGCGACCGACACGGCCTTGCCAAAGTCGGACTCGACGCTCTGCCAGCCGATCCCAATCTCGACCATGAATCGACGCCAGTCGGCCGATGCGCCCGCGAATGCGTCGCGCAGCGCTCCCAGCGCCGAGACCACCGCCCCACGCACGGCGTCCCAGGCGCCGCCGATGAACTCGCTCACCGAGGCCGTGGTGCCGCCCAACGTGATGACGCTGTCGCGAAAGACGTAGAGCGCAGCTGCGGCTGCCGTGAGGGCCACGGCAATGGCCCCGATGGGGTTGGCAGCCATGGCCGCAGTCAGTCCGTCCACGGCGTCGGTCAGTCCGGCGAACACCCCGAGGCCGACCTCCCCCGAGGTGACGAACGCGGCTTGCAAGAATTTGACGCTGGCGCTCACCCCCTCGATGGCGGCCGGCAGGATCTTGACCACGCCGAGAAATCCGATCGCGCCTGCCGCCAGCGCGGGCAGGATCGGTAGCAAACCCTGCAGGGCGGGGGCGACGGCGCCGATCGCGGTGAACTTCCACTGGTTGAGCTTCCACGTCAGTGCCTGCCACGCGTACTCCAGTCGCTTGGCCTTCTCAGCCTGGGCGTCGGTGATGAATCCGTTGACCTTGCCCTCCTCGCCCAGGCGCTGCAGCATGGGGATCAGCTCCGAGCCCGATCGCCCGAAGAGTTGCATGGCAATGGCGGATTTGGCAGCCCCGTTTTGCATATGCACGAAGCTCTTGGCCACGTCCATCAGCACCGCGTCCGAGCTGCGAAGGCGTCCATGCGCATCGGTGACCGCCACGCCCATCGCCTTGAACGCATCCTTGCTCGACTTGAGCCCTTCCTGGGCGTTCCACATCGCGCGCCCGAGCTTGGCCGCGACTTCGCCCACGCTTCCCATGCTCACGCCGGTGATCTGCGCCTCGCGCTGCATGTCGGACAGGACGGCGACCGACAGCCCCGTCTGCTCGCTCATCTCTTTGAGGCGCACAGCCGACTCGATGGAGGACTTGGCCACCTCGATCAGTCCAGCGACCCCGGCGACGGCTCCGAGCTTCTCGATGGAGGCGCCGATCGCACCCAGCGCGCCTTCCAGGCGTTCGGCGTGCACCTTGGCCACTTCCATGGCCGACTCCATCTGGTGCATGGAGCGCTTCATCAAGTAGGCGGCGCGTTCCAGCGCCGAATCGAAGCGCGCGGTGTTGGCCGAAAGATCGATGTTGAGGGCGCCGAGGGCTCCGGACATGGTGTGTGCTCAGGGGGTTGCCGGATCGCCGGCGGTTGGGGATTCGGCGCTTTGCTGACGCGCTTGCAATGCCTTCAAATACATCGCCAGACGCCAGTCGCCGGCGGTCAAGCCATCAACGAGCTGCGCGTCGGAAGACTCGACTGGTCGTGTGAACAACAGGAAGTCCTGCGGGGCGAACGGCTCGGTCCTCGCCTTGGGATCACGATGGATCTCGGCCAGCAGCGCGCGCAACTGCGCCTGCACGACATCGAGCATCGGCGCACCGAAAGGCTCGACGGCGGCAAAGCGCTGCCAGTTCAGCCACTCCGAGGCCGACAGCGTGGCCTCCAGTTCCTCGACCGTGCGGCTCAGTGCGAGCGCCAGGCGGTGCTTGGCCTGGCGCTCGGGGGTCAGTTTCCCGCGTCGGTTCCGTAGCCGTTGATGCGCAGCACGGCGGCGGCGAGTTTCTCCACGGCGGCATTGCCGGCCTCGGCGAAGCGCTCGATTTCGGCGTCAGCGAACACGGCCCGACCCTCTTTGCGCACGCTGCGCACGACCAGGCCGTAGCCGAACGCTCGCGTGCGGCGGGTGGCGTCCTTCTCGACCTCCGCCGCCTTGCGGATCTCGGCCACGTCGCGCTCGCGCAGTTCGACGAGGTCGACCGTGCCCACGCCGGGCAGGTCGTAGGGTTCGGTCTTGGGGGTGACGGCCGCGAAGAAGGCGGCCGAGTGGTTGATGGATGGCTGGGTCATAGGGGATTACACGGTCGGATTGGCCAGGCTGCCCCAGACGATCGAGACGGGGCCGGAGATGCGCAGGGTGCACGCGAGTTCGAGCTTGCCGTTGACCTTGGCGTCGGGGGTCTCGGCACTCACGCAATAGGCGCAGAAGGAGAAGGTGGCAGGCTGGCTGAGCTGCGCCCCCAGGGTGATCTGGTATAGCGACAGCGTCTTGTTCGCCTTCTCGACGAACATCTGCTGCTGGCCCTTGCCGCCGGTGAAGTTCATCGTCACCGCCACCGACCCGGAGTCCTCCAGCCCCAGGACGAACTCCTTGGCCAGAGACTGCAGATGGGTGACGTCGATCTCGTCGACCTTCTGCCCGGAGGGTTTGATCTCCACCGCCTCCTCCAGGGGCTGCCAGACGGTGGTGGTGGCTGCCGCCGCGGTGGCGATGACGGCCGCGGTCAGGGGTTGGGTCGTGGGCGCAGCGCCGCCCCAGGCGATGGAAGAGAACTGGCTTCGAAGTGCATTGCTCATGGCGAGGGTCTCAGGGGTTGGGGAACCACAGTTGCAGATCCAGCAGCGTGCGCCGCAGCCGGGTGTCGTGTTCGAACAAGCTTTGGCGCGAGACGGCCGCGCCGCCGAAGGCTGCCGTCAAGGCGTCGTGCGCGGCCTGCGCAAGAGCGTTGGCCTGCGCGCGCGTGGCGGCATAGACGTCGATCTGGTAGCGAGATGGCACCAGGGAACTCTCGCCGCCCAGGGTGTAGGCATCCTGCGGCAGCGCGATCTCGGCATAGACGAGGTACGGCGCCACGTCGCCTTCCTCGGCCGCGTCGGGGCGGATAGGCAGACCGGAGAGCGCGGCGATCGATCGAAGGGTCTGCGCCACCAGCGGATCGTGATTCACGGCGTGTAATGCAGCTTGCTGCTGGCTTTGGCGATGTTCGCTTGGCAGACCGCCACGAAGCGATCGAGCACGGCCTGCTTGGCACTCTCGAACGCCGGGCGCATGAAGGGGCGCATGTCCATCTTGCTCGTGCCGAACTCGATGAAACGCCAGAAGTACGCCTGCTGCTGGTCGCGGAAAGTGACGAGGGTCTGGGCGCTGTGCTTGCTGTGGCGCACCTTCTTGCGCACGATTTGCTGGCGCAGCCAACCCGGCGTGGCCATGCCACCGCCGTGCAGCCTGTAGGCGTCGTGGGCGAGCGGCACCTTGGCGCGGGCCTCCTTGACGATCGGCAAGGCCGCCGCGGTCAGTGCCCCCTGCAGCGCGCGCCCGCCGATCTTGGGGCCGAGCGCGAGCAGTTCGGCTTCAAGAGCCTGCAATCCTTCCACCTGAAGTTCGATCATGTTCCGGGATCCACGGTGCCCTTGCTGCACAGCAATGCCAGTTCCACATTCACGGCGTCCACGCGCAGCACGGCCAGGACGGTATAGATGTCCGCGCCGAACACGACGCGCATGCCCGGGGCGAGCGCGGCCCGGTAGCGCAGGAAAATGCGGCTCGTGACCTCGCCGTGCACTTGTTGAGCTGCCAGCAGTTCGCGCCCCGACAGGTCTTCGACCATCGCGCTGATGCCCGTGAGCAGCGGCTGCCACGCGGAGGGGCCCGATTGCCCCAGCGCATCCTCGGCGTCCGGCGTGCGCGCGAGAATGCTGATGCGGTGCCGGTACGTGCCGGCAGCGACGATGCCCGAGCTCAAGGTCATTCAGAACCTCGGCGGCACGGTCAGGGGCTCGAGCAGCGACTGCATGTAGTCGGGCGGAAGCTCCTCGAAGCCCGAGCCGCGCAGCTTGAGCATGAACATCTCGCGCTGGGCATAGGCCCAGGCACAGGCCATCAGAATCCAGATGCGCACGCTCGGATAGCGGCTCACAAAATCCTCTGGCGCAAACCCCGCCAGATACGTGATCTCCACCGCGCGCTCGGACCGCCCGGTCTGCGGCCACACCCCGTGCATCGCCGCGCCCGGCTGGGCGTAGGGTGCCTTGCGCGTCCATGCGGGCACGCTCAAGGGCGCCAGCAGCAGTTCGCGCCCGCGGTTCACCGTGTCGAGCGTCGACGGATCGAGGCTGAGCCGCTGGTTCTCGGCCAGCGGGTCGGCGTAGGTGATGGCCTGCACGCTCTGGATGCCTGCGTGCGCCAGGACCAGGGGACGGCCGAACGGCGGGAAGCCGTCCATCGTCTGCAGATAGATCGCCTGCCGGATCGCAGCGCCCGTGCGCACCTCGGCCTGGGCACGGGCGCCGGCGATGATGCCCTGGATCAGGGCGTCGTCGGCCGTGAGGTCGGCGTCGATGCGCGCCTGTGCCTTGACCTCGGCGAGCAGCACCGGCTCGCCCTGGAAGGGGTCACCGGGTGCCGCGGGCTGTACGGACAGCAGCAGAGCCATACCGAATTACTTCTGCGGCGCGGGCGCCTTGCCCTTCGGGAGCACGTCCTGGGCGACGGGCGCGTCGGTGGCTTCGGCGAACTTGCGCTGGATCAGCGTGTCGGCCAGATCGTCGGCGAACGCGGCCACGTCGTCCTTGCGATAGCCGTTCCACCACTTCAGGAAGCGGATGTCCTTCATGTCGGGAGTCCTTGCAAAAATTGCACAGTGGGCGCAGCGTGGGTGCGCCCGTCAGGTTCAGCGGTACCAGGTCACACCCTGCAGCACGGCAATCGCCTGGGGGTGACGCGGACCGAAGTCGTTTTCGGTCAGCAGCCGGATGAGCGTGAGATCGCGCTGGAAGGCGCTGACGCTCGTGCCGCTGGTCGGGTCGGTGTAGGCGCCGTCCTGGCTGATGGCCACCGACAGGTTCAGTGACTCGCCGATGACCATCTGCGCGAAGTCCACGAAGTAGATCTCCGAGCAGTTGCCCCCGCCGTTGGGCGTGGACAGGTTGGTCGGGATCTGTGTGGTCTGCGCGAACGGGTATCCGCGGAACATCCCCTGGTCGATCTCGGGGAAGACGCGGTTGCCGGTGGTGGTAAGCAGGTCGCGCAGGAACTGCACCGAGTCCGGGTGCATGAGCCAGCCGGGTTTGCGCATGCGCACGTTGGCGCGGCGCAGCGCCAGCACCATGCGTCCGGCATCGGTCATGATGGCTTGCGCCAGTGCCTGGCCCGAAAGCGGCGCGGTGGGCGACGTGGCCCAGGTGGTGCCCGCGGGGGCCGCGCCCGGCGTGCCGGAGGCCGGCTCGATGGGGGTGGCCGACAGGACATTGGCCGGCAGGCACCAGTTACGCAGGCCCACCGGCGTGGCGTTGGTGCCGTCGCCGCGAATGAAGGCCGCGTCCTCGGCCGTGGCCATCGAGATCGCAGTGTCTTCGACAATGAGCTGGTCCACGCGCTCGTCGATGCCGGCGAAGCGGATGAGGTCATTGCCGATGGGCACGAGACACGCCAGCTTCTTGGCCACGAGTTGCACGTCGTCGAAGGCCTGCTGCGACACCGGCGCGTCGCTGTCGCGCCCGATGTAGCCGGCCAGCGCTCCGCCGGCGATGCGCGGCATGGTCAGGTTACCGTTGGTCAGCGGCAAGGTCAGCGGCCCCATGGAGCGCACCACCGCGTTGGGCACGAGGCGCTCGATGACGGTGGCCGCCAGCACGTTGGGGATCAGCACCGCGCCGCCAGAGGCCGTGACCGAGGACAGTGCGGCCGCCACCTCCACGCCGATGCCGTCGCGGCTCATGGCGCGCTGGGCGAACTCGGCACCGGCAGCGAGGTTCCCCGGGGCGTGCTTGAGCGCACCGATGATCCCGGAGAACACGCTCATGTTGCGCCGCGTGCGCTCGGCGGGGTCGCGGGGCCGGGCGTAGACGATCGGCTCGCCGGCCTGGCCGACAGCGGCGTGCTGGCCCTGCACGTCGGACGCCAGACGATCGACGGCCACGGCGTCGAGCTTGCCCTGCTCGAGCACATCGACGGGCGTAGCTGCGGCCATGGCGAGGGTGCGCGACATCGCTTGCGCGCCCTCGAGCACGGCCAGGCGCCGACCCAGCGCCTCGAAAGCCGGCGTGATGGCGTCGAACTCTACCTGCTCGGCTTCGATGAGCGGTGCGGCCTGCGCCTTGTCGGCCAGTTCCTTCGCGCGTTGACTCAAAGCGGCGCGTTCGCTTTTCAGGGTCTGGATGGCATCCATGGGAATTTCCTGTAGGTTCCACAAACGAATCCGCCCGCGCGAGGCGGGCGGCAAGATCTGAAGCGCGAACGCGGTTCAGGGTCGGGGAGATGGCCTCCAGATCCTGGAGGCCATCGTGTTCGGTTCAAAGGCGCGCGGCGATCTCCAGCGCCTGCGCGCGTAGCGTCATGGCCTGGCGGCGCTGGGTCTGCTGCCGCTGGTGCGCCGCACCGGCCTGCACCAGACCGGCCAGTCTGTCGATAGCCTCTTGCGGCGTCTCCATCTGATCGGCCAGCCCCTGCGAGAGCGCGTCCGCACCGTGAAACACACCGGCCTGCAGGCCTACGACCCGATCAGCCGGCAGATTGCGGTGGGTCGAGACAGCGGCCACGAATTGGTCGAAGGCATCGTCTACTTGCGCTTGCAATTCCTGCTGCGCCACCTCCGACAGCGGCGCGTGCGATGCCCCGTGGAGCTTCTTGTCGCCTCGGTAGACGGCCGTGATCTTCACGCCCGCCTTGTCGTTGGCGCCCGATAGATCGCGGTGCATCGCCACCACCCCCACGGACCCCACTGCGCCGGTGGAGCTGACGCTCACGCTGTCGCAGGCCGATGCCAGCAGGTAGGCCGCCGATAAGGCGTTGAAGTTGACGATGGCCGTGGTGGGCTTGGTCGCCTGGGCGAGCTTGCCCGCCAGTTCGAACGCGCCTTGGACCGACCCCCCCGGCGAGTCGATGTCCAGGGCGATTTGCCGCACCTCAGGGTCAGCCAGCGCCGCGTCCAATTGCGCGCCGATGCGGTCGTAGCTGGACGTGCCCATGCAGGCGGTCATCGTGTTGCCGCGAGGAACGAGCGCGCCATGCACCGGGATGACAGCCACCCCTGCGGCCTTGATGGCGTCAGGCGCGAGCACCTTGGTCTGCGCCGCGCTCGCCTCGACGGACAACCGCTCGCGGCCGTCGATCAGAATAGCGCGCGCCCACTCGTCGGCCAGGTCGGCTAGAGCAGGAGTGGCCATCAGCGGCTGGTTGTAGATCAGTCCGCGCAGATAGGGGTAAGCGTCATGCATCTTGGGTCTCCGTCATGTCGTGCAGCGTCCTCGGCGCCGTGGTCGAGGGGGCACCCGGCGTCCTGGCCGGCGCCGGGGCCGGCTGCGTCGCGTCGGCCATGTTCAGCGGTTGCAAGTAAGCGTCGCCGCGCTCGATGGATGGCATTCCCTCAGCGCGGCGAATGTCGTTGATCGACAGCCATCCCCACTGCCGACCCATGGCGTAGGCGGCGTAGCGCGAGGACAAATCCCCGCGCAGCAGCTCACGCACGTCCAGGCGAATGACGATGCCGGCCTCGCGCTCCTGAGGCAGGAGGAGGTCACGCTCCATCGCCTCCTCGTGGCGCTTGATCCAGGACATGAGCGTGTGGGTGAGGAACTCGAGCGACTGCTGCTCGATGTTGGCGTTCGTCGCCCGGTTCAGGTCGCCGAGCATGTGCGGCGGGATGCCGTAGATGCGCGCGATGTCGCCGGCCGAATAGCGCCGTTGCTCGATCAACTGCGCATCGGCGTTGCTCATGGACAGCGGCGTGAACGCCATGCCCTCCTGCAGCAGCGCGACGCGCCCGGCGTTGTCTGCCCCGGCGTACTTCTCCTCCCAATTACGGGTGATGCGCTCGATCATCGCCGGATCCTTGATCGGCGGCGCGGTCGCGGGCCGGGTGAGTGTGCCGGTCAGATTCGTGCCATTGCCGAACACGCGTCCCGTGTGGCGTTCCCCCGCCATCGCCACCCCGATGGCCTCGCGGTGCAGCGCGATCGGCGACAGCCCCGAGTAGGCGTTGTCGGAGATCCAGCGTACATGGTGGATGTCGCCCATGGCGTACATCCCCTCGATGCCGTCCGGCGCGCGCAGGATGCGGTAGTACGGCAGGCGGTCGATGGGGCTGACGTACACGATGACCCGGTCTGAGTTGATCGGGTAGAGGCTCTTGATCGTGCCGTCAGGGTTGCGGAACTTGAGCGCGAAGGCGTTGCCGCGCAAGCCCAGTTGCGTCTGCAAGAATTCGCGGAACTGGTACGGGGTCTGAAAGGCATTGGGCGCGGTGCGCAGGATCGGCAGTAGCGGATGATCCGCAAGGGGTTCCTTCGATCCATCCGGCGCGTGCCGAAAAATTCCCGCCGGTAGCTTGGCCACCGACTCCGCAAGGAGGGTGACGGCGCGCTGCACGGCGGTCAGCGCCAGCGCCGTCTGCGGCGTAACCGTGGCGCCGGTGGCCGCGCGCCCGTAGCCCGAGCTGAGGAAGGCCCCCAGCCAGCCGCCGCCCGTCCCGCTGGCTGGGTTGCCGCTGCCGGGAAACAGGATGTCGGAGAACCACATCAGGGTTTGCCGCGCTCGAGCGCCACGTTGCGCGCCACGGCGGCGCTGGCCAGCAGCGCCAGCGCCCCGGCGAGGATCATGCCCGCGCGCCAGTCGAGGCAGGCCACGCCGGCCACGAGCAGCGCGGCGCCCACCAGCGCCAGCAGACTGGCACGCACGTCGGCGCGGCGCAGCCGCTCAGTCTTGTCCTGCGCGGTTTCCATCAGATGCCCACTCCCTCGTCGTAAATCGATGTGCCCTGGATCACCGGGGTGCCGAGCATCGCGCGCGACAGCGCCATGATCAGCGCCACAATGCCGTCGATCTTGTTTTCCGGGCGTTCCTTGCGCGGATAGATGTTGTCCTTGGCGTCCAGCCGCGCGACCACGTTGGAGGCCATCCATGCCAGCACCGGATCGCCGTCGTGCGTCAGACGTTTGCCGAGCACCAGCGCCTGCAGCGCCTTCATCGGCTCGGAGAAGTTCAGCACCGTGGGGCGCACCTCGATCATCGGCATGCCCTCGGCCAGCATGTGCGAGGACAGTTGCGTGGCCTGGAATGGATCGAATGCCACCGCCTGCACCGCGAAGCGTGCGGCGAGGTCGCGCAGGTCCGCCTCGATGGTGTCGAAATCGGTGACGTTGCCTGGGGTCTCGATCAGCCGCCCGGAGCGCGCCCAGCCGGCGTACTGGCTGTTGGTCGCACCCTGCACCGCGTCCTCGGGCAGGTAGTGCCGGCAGAACACGGCAAAACCGTCCGCGCCATGCCTGAACACCAGCACCAGGGCGGCGATGTCCACCTTGCTGGCCAGATCCAGCCCGATCCAGCAGGGTTGTCCCTCGAAGGCATCCAGATCCAGACCGGTATCGGCGCAGGCATCCCAGGCGCGCATGTCCATCCAGGGACTGTCGGCGCTGACCCACACATTCAGGTGCTTGGTCTGGAACGCGGCCGCCGCGGAGGGCAGTTGTAGCGCTTTGGCCTGCAGCGACAGCACTGCGTCAGCATCGATCGAAACGCCCCAGTTTGGGTTGGCCTTGATCAGTGCGTTCTCGTGCGTCCAGTCGTCGCCCTCGTCCAGGCCGTGGATGATGCCGAACTGCCGCTCGTCCTCCATCACGCCGTCGAGCATCCGGGTCACGCCCGTTCGAACCTCGTAACAGATGCCCGCGCGGTCGCTACCCGCCGTGGTGATGACCCACAGCAGGGAGTTGTCGCGCTTGCCGGTGGCCGTCTCCACCACGTCGTAGACCGTGCGGGTCTTGTGGGCGTGCAATTCGTCCACGCAGCCGAAGTGGATGTTCAGGCCGTCCAGGGTCGAGCCTTCTGCCGAGAGGGGCTCGAAGCGCGACGAGCTGCTCAAGACATGCAGGTTGTGCGCGCCGATGCCAACGCCGAAGCGCCGGCAAAATCCTGGACTGCGGCGGGCCATGGTCTGCGCCACGCCGAAGACGATGCGCGCCTGGTCTCGGGTGGTGGCCAAGCTGTACACCTCGGCGCCCATCTCGCCGTCCACCGCCAGCATGTACAGCGCCAGCGCCGAGGACAACGCGCTCTTGCCGTTGCCCCGCGGCACCTCGATGTAGGCGCGCCGAAAGCGCCGCCGTCCCGCCGCGTTCACCCAGCCAAACACTGTGGTCAGAATGAAAACCTGCCAGGGGGCGAGTGCGATCGGATGGCCCGCCAGGGGTCCCTTGATGTGCGGCAGCCGCTCGATGAGGCTGCACACGCGCTCGGCGGGGCGAAACGTGCGCCCGGCCGCGTCCTCGAGCGGCGGGTTGAAGCGATACGGCGCCTGCGCGCCGGACCAGCGCCCCAGGTCATCGAGTTGGCGCTGGCAGGCCCGGCGCACCCAGTGGCACGCGGGGACTTTGCCGGCCACGACGGACTGGGCGTAGTCGTGGGCCTTGGCGGCGTAGCTCTCCGAGGCGTGTACATCCGTGTGTTTACAACGAGGCGGATGTGTCATAGTATGTACATGTACATCCATCGGAGGCCGAGCATGGCTATTACCAAGATCTTCAAAAACGGCAATTCGCAGGCGGTGCGCATCCCGGCGGAGCTGGCTTACAGCTCGACCGATCTTGATCTCATCATCGAGCGGCACGGCGACGAGTTGCGCATCTATCCCGCGCAACGGCGCCTGGGGGACGTGCTGGGCAAGCTGGCCCGGTTCTCACCAGACTTCACGGTGCCGGGGCGCGGGGAGCAGGAACAAGCCGAGCGCGAGGCGCTATGAGCCCGAAGTACATGCTCGACACCAACATCTGCATCTACCTGATGAAGCGCCAGCCGCTTCAAGTTGCGCAGCGCTTCGCACAGTGTTTCGTCGGCGATATCGTGATCTCGGCGATCACGCTGGCCGAACTGGAGTACGGCGTGGCGTGTTCCGGGGCGGCGCGTGAGCAAAATCGTGAGGCGCTGACAACGTTCGTCGAGGACGTCCCCGTTGCGCCATTCGACATTCGATCGGCGCAAAGCTATGGGCCGATCCGCCTGGCCACGCGCGAGCGAAACCGCGACGCTCTGGACAAGCTGATCGCAGCGCACGCCGTTGCGCTGGGCACGGTGCTGGTCACCAACAACACCGCAGACTTCCAGGCCTATCCGGGCTTGGCGGTGGAGAACTGGGTCAACAACCACTGATCGAAGTGTGGCTCGGCGCATCGAGGCGGGCGTTCGCTGCCGCGCCGTGCGTCAGAAGTCCGCCCACGGGTCGTCGAGCTTGGGGGCCGGCGCCTGGGGTACTTGCACCCGCGCGCGGGAGACCGGCGTGAACCCGAGCTCCGCCTCGCACTCCTTGAGCGAGCGTGACAACTCCATCTGCAACTCGAACAGTATCGAGCGTGCGGGCATGCCGTGGCGATCCTTGGTCAGCAGGCCGCCGACACCGCGCTTGGCGATCTCGCGCACGACGTCGCGGTACTGCGCCAGCAGTTCGCAGTAGCGCTCCAGCAGCGCGGCGTTGTTGGCGTGCAGGACCCCCGGCGGCGTGCTTCCGACAAGGTAGCGCCAGAGGTCGGCGGCAGCCTCGCGCATCTCCAGCGGCGGATCCGACAGCGTTGCGGCCGCCTGCGGCTCGGCGCCGTTGGTGCGCGCCTTGCGCAGCGTGCCCTTGACCGCCTTGACGGCGGTCGGCAGGGGTTTGCGCCCGGCGCCGGTGCGCGCCCCCCCGGAGCGCCCGGGCTTACCGGCCACGGGCGGGCTCCATTTGAAAAAACACAATCATTTGAATTTGGCTGCGCAAAAATTGGCCCTGGCGCGCGGATCGCCGCGTGCTGTTGCGGAAGTTTTTGACCCCCCTTACCCTTGGCGGGATTCCGAAGCCTTTGACGGACGACAGCAATGAACGACGACGCTCAAACCATCTTCACCGATCCGCCCGATGGACTCGGTGAGGAGGCGTTCTACTTCGGCACGTTCGCCCCCGGCATGGGAAGCATGGTCAACGTCGAAGTCGCACGGGCCTTTGCAGAGGCCGCTGATCGACTGATGGAAGCGGCTGCGGCGCAGCAAGAGTCATGGGAGGCGGCCTACCCGATCCTGTTTTGCTATCGGCATGCGCTCGAGCTGTATCTGAAGTCCTTGCTGCCCGAGCGGGCACAGGGACATCGGCTGAACGATCTCGTCCAGTCGCTCAAGCCCTATCTCGACAGTCGCTATCCCGCGGACCAGGTGGCGTGGCTAACCGAACGCATTGCCGAGTTCGATCGGATCGACCCCAAGTCGACGGTTTTCCGCTATCCCGACGGGCCAGCAACTTCATACAAGAACGGCGAGGAACCGTCGCCCGAGACCTGGGTCGATTTCCGTCGCCTGCAGCGAGTGACCAGGAGGATATTCAAGGCACTTGAGTGGGTGCGCCTGCATCGGATGGACACAGGGGATCTCCGCAAATAGTGCCGCGGCCGGTCGCCGCAAGTCGCTCTTGATTGATCTCCCTTGCCACGACCAATCGATCTCTCTGCCCCTGGGGGCGACGGCCGTTGCCGAAGCCGCCGTCCTCGCGTGCGGTCTTGCGGTTGTGGCACGCCGCGCACAGCGGCTGCAGGTTGCCCGTGACGTTGTGGCCGGGGTCGTTGTCGATGTGATCGACGACTGTGGCGGCGCGCCACAGGCCTTGCGTCGCGCAATGCCGGCACAGCGGCTCGACGCGTAGCACCTGCTCGCGTAGGGCGCGCCAGGCCGCGCTGTTGGTGGGCAGCGCGCGGCGTTGCCGGCGACGGCGGGCCTGCGCGTTGCCATCCCATTGGCGTCGGTCAGACTGGTGCGCATCGCAATAGCCAGGTGCGCTGACCAGCGCGGCGCAGCCGGGGTGGCGGCAGGGAGTCTGGGCGCGGACGGGCATGAATCGATCGGTATCTGTTTTGTGCGGCGGCCAGGCTTGGCTTGTGGGCGCGACAGTGCGGTAATGGCATAACCATCCACCACGCACGGAGTCCACCATGAATGTTCAACTCACTCCCGCCCAGCGCGCCATCCTGGCCTACGCGCACCAACGCACCGACGGCAAGATCGTCTGGTTCCCCGACCACATCAAAGGCGGGGCCCGCAAGAAGGTGCTCGACGGGCTGTCCAATCGCGCCCTGATCACGAACACGGGCACCGACTGGTTCATCGCCGCGAAGGGTTACCATGCGCTGGGCGTACCGCGCATGGTACCGGTCAGCGCCAAAGCGATCGACGAGGCCATTGAGCGGGCCACGCCACGCACCCGCGAGAACAGCAAGCAGGTGCAGGTGATAGCGATGCTCAAGCGACCGGAAGGCGCCAGCATCGCGCAGATCTGCGAGGCCACCGGCTGGCAGCCGCACACGGTGCGCGGCACCTTTGCCGGCGCCTTCAAGAAGAAGCTGGGGCTGACGATCACCTCGACCAAGGAGAACGGTGGCGAGCGTATCTACGCCATCACCGGCTGATCCGCCTCGAGCGTCGATCCGAATTTCGCGCCATCGCTGGCGCGTATCGCTTCCTGCCCGGTGTACTCCTGCCAGCGGCGCACGATCACATCGGCGTACTTCGGGTCGAGTTCGATCAGGCGTGCCCGTCGGCCGGATTTATCGCAGGCGATGAGGGTCGAGCCGGAGCCGCCGAACGGGTCGAGCACGATGTCTTTGGTCTTGCTGCTGTTGCGCACGGCGCGCTCGACCAACTCGACCGGTTTCATGGTCGGGTGCAGGTCGTTCTTGGCCGGCTTCTTGATGTTCCAGACGTCGCCCTGATCACGAGCGCCACACCAGTAGTGATCGGTGCCATCACGCCAACCGTACAGGATGGGCTCGTACTGGCGCTGATAGTCAGCGCGTCCGAGGGTGAAGGTGTTCTTAGCCCAGATGATGAACGTCGACCAGCGACCGCCGGCAGACCGGAAGGCCGATTGCAAGGTGTCGAGTTCGCTGGAACTCATGGCGACGTAGACCGCACCCTTGGTCACGCCCAAGATGTTCTGGCAGGCCGCAAGCAGGAACGCGGCGAAGTTGTCGCCCAGGTTGTCGTTCAGGATGGGGCGGCTCTTGCCGCGCAGCTTGTCCTTGGCCGTGTTGGCGTAGTTGACGTTGTAGGGCGGATCGGTGAAGGCCATGTCTGGCAATTCGTCGCCGAGCAGCGCCTTGTAGTCGTCAGCCTTGGTGGCATCGCCGCACAGCAGTTTGTGATCGCCCATCAACCACAAGTCGCCCGTCTTGGAGATCAGCGTTTCATTGATCTCAGGAACGGCGTCGTCATCGGTGAGCCCGCCCTTGGTGGCTTCTTCGCCCGCGATCAAGGTTTCCCATTCTTCCGGAGAGAAGCCTGTGAGGCCTAGGTCGAAGCCAGCATCTTTTAGCTCGGACAACTCGATGCCGAGCAGCTCATCTTCCCAGGAGGCATTCTCACCGATCTTGTTGTCGGCCAGGATCAGTGCCCGGCGCTGGGTGTCCGTCAGATGATCCAGAGGGACGACCGGAACCTCCGTCATGCCGAGCTTGCGGGCAGCCAGCAAACGGCCGTGGCCGGCGATCACATTGTTCTGCCCATCGACCAGGATCGGTGCGCCCCAGCCAAACTCGCGGATGCTGGCGGCGATCTGCGCAATCTGTGCATCGGAGTGTTGCTTCGCATTGCGGGCATAGGGGATCAGCGAGTCGATCGGTCGGTAGTGGATCTGCAGGGCGCTCACGGGTTTTCGGAAATGAAAAAACCCGCCAAGAGCGACGCTCCGAGCGGGTTACGGGGGGGCGGTGCGAGACGCAGCTTTCGCAACCATAGACAAAATTTACCCGCGATCTCCGCAAAACGCGACACCCCGGGAAGCGTGCGATCCCCTCGACGGTTGGCAGCGACCCTTGCCAACCTTCATATGTCGTCAATTTCAATCAATTTCCCGACGCCAGATGGCGTTCCAGGATATGCATGGCCAGATCCCACCGCCGTTGCGCCGTCCGGGACGCACATCCGAAGCGCTTGGCGATCTCCGACCAGCGATACCTTTCCGCGCGCATCCACACCAGATGCCTCTGGTCCAAATCCAAGCACTGCACCCACCGCATGACTTCCAGCATTCGGTCGACATCAGCAGGACTGGGTGGGAAACGGATGGGCGCGGGATCGTCGCAGGCCATGCGTTCGAACTCCGTGCGCACGATCGTCGGCCACACGTTGAAATAGCCCTGCACCCGCACCGGAGGCAATCGATGTGCAGTGCGTGCAGCCTCGATAAGGCGTTCTGCCAGTTCGTCAATGCTCCATTCAGCCATGGCGACGCTCCTTGTTCCCATACAAGCGGTTGCCAATGCGACGGAGCAGCTCACGCTCGGACCAGTCGAGCCGTGCGTCCTCGGGGGAAATGACGAGGATGTGCTGGTCGAGCCATCCATCGCGTTTGATCTCTTCGGGATCTCGTCGAGGCTCTGGCACGAGCCGTCCCAGGGGGCTGCGGTACTGAGGTGTAGGGACCTTCATGTCACGCCTCCTGCCCATCGTGGTGGATCTGGATCGCCCAGTGCAGGATCGCCAGGGCATCGGCCTCGTTGTCATCCGCAGGCATATGCCCGCGAAGCCGGGCGGCAGCGACCATATCGTCCTTGCTCGCATTGCCTTTCCCCGTGGCGTGCTTCTTGATCGTGCCGACCGGCACACCCTGGTACGGGATCTGGTGGTGTTCGCACCACGCGGTCAGATGGGCCATGAAGCCACCGTAGGCGTGCGCCGCGTCGATGCCCGCATGGCGACGGACCTCTTCGAAGTACACGGCATCCAAACCATCAACAGCCTGCTTGAGTTCGGTGAGCCAGCGTTTGAAGCGGAGGTAGCGCATGCCACCACCCTCAAATCGCTGCGGCTTGAACCCTTCGGTTCCACTGCTGATGTCACCGTCACGGTCCAGCAGAGCCCAACCGGTCCGACTGCCGAGATCCAGCGCCAGGATCGCGTTACCGAGCGCCGGCAGACCGGCCCCGTCCCGACCGCCAGGCAAACCTCCACGTAAAGGAGAGGGAACCGCAGTTCCCTCTCCTACGTAGTAGGAGGGGGAGTTTTCGCCAACTTGGAATTCCCGGGAAACCCAGCATCCATGCGGTTTTGCGGAAGTTGGCAAGTTGGCGGCGCTGCCAACTTGCCAACTTGCCGACAACGCCGTAAGGCATTGATTCGAATCGGATTGAAGTTGGCAGGCGTCTGCCAACTTGCCAACCCCTGCCAAAAACGGGGAGTCGTTGGCAACGGTTTTGCCAACTTGTCGGTGCGTGTTCATGCGGGCTCCTGAGGATCGTTGATGTCATCTTGGTAAACCCACACCTCGGGGTTCTCGACCGGCAAGGCGGCTCCCGATTGCGGGCATTTGTAGTGGGTGGGCTGTACGGCAAGCTCGCGCAACGGCACTTCGCCGGTGTCGGGATCGGGCTCGCCAGCGACCGAGCGCAGGACCATGCCTTCCACGCAGAGGTAGCCGAATTTGGTTCGAGCTGGCGGCAGGCCGTAGTCCGCCGCATTGCGGAAATACTTGATGTAGCCCTGCGTCGAGAGCGCCGAAAGCCGCTCGCGGATCGTGCGCTCGCCGCCGAGTCCTGCCTTGCCCTCGAAGCCTTCCGCGAACTGATTGGCGGTGTAGCAGTGCCCCTGCGCAGCCTCATCGAACAGGATCTGCAGGATCGCGTCGCGTTTGCGACGACGTTCGGCATCCAGCCGCTGGCCATACTCCTGCATGACCAATCGCTCGTTGGGTTCGACCTCGCGCCATTCACCTTGCACCTTGTCCACGTGCTTGAGGGGGATGCCTGGCCCATTGCGCAACTCGAAGATGATTTGCCGCGTCGTGCGCAGTTCGTCAGGTCGGTACAGCAGCATTCCGCTCGAGTAATAGCTGCGCAGACTGCTTGCGCCAGCCAAGGCCTGGAACGGGTCTTCCTCGAACTGCTTCTTGCCCAGCTTCTTCGTGTGGTGTGCCAGGATCACGCCCGCATCGGGATTCACGGCCTGGCGAATCCGATCCACCCGTTGCGAGAGGAAGAACAACATCGCGCCGTTGTCGTTCTCACCACCGGCGTCGCCGCCATCGAACACATTGCGGATGGGATCGATGGCGATGATGTCCGGGGGCTCGCCGCCAAACGCATTCGCAATGGCGGGAATCATCTGCGCGAGGCCGGCGTCGTCCAGCACGAGGCGCAACTGGGGTGTAGCCACGAAGTTCGCGCGGGCATCCAGGAGCCGGCTGGAGGGAATGCGCAGCTCTTTGACCCGTTCACGCAGGTAGTGGTACTGCACCTCGGCCTGCAGGTAGAACACGCGCAGGGGGCGCGGCGGACGCATGCCGAGAAAGGCGGCACCAGCGGCCATATGGGTCAGCCAGGCCAGCAGGAAGTCGCTCTTGCCGACCTTGGGCGCGCCGCCGAACACCAGCATCCCGGCCGGCGTGAGCACGCGCGGCGAGATGAGATCGGGCGGCAGCGGCGAATCGTCATCCAGCAGCGCGCCCAGCGTGAATGTCGGCAGCATCGGCAATGCCGCCTTGACCACGCGGCGCTCGCCCTGCGCGATGAACCCATCGCAGTCGAAGCCTTCGGCGACAGCATCAGCCGCGTCCCACTTGTCGGGCTTGTCGGATGGCGGCACCAGAATGGCTACCGAGGCGCAACCTGCCGCGACACAAGCGCGTGCGGCGTTCTCGGCGTAGTCCCAGCCCGGCGCGTCGCGGTCTGGCCAGATCAGAACCGAGCGGCCCGCAAGCGGTCGCCAGTCGGTTTTGTCGATGGGCGCCCTGGCCCCATTCATCGCGGTGGTGGCCGCAATGCCGCTGGCGATCAGCGCATCGGCGCATTTCTCGCCCTCGACCAGCACTACGTCCTGCAGCTTTGAGATTGCCGGCAGGTTGTAGAGCGGGCGCGGATCGGGTGCCCGCCACATCCGGGCGCGCACGTCCCAAGGGCGGTACTCCTTGCCAGTCGGCGGGTCGTAGCGGTACACGCAGGCGATCAGATCGCCATCTGGTGTCAGGTAGTCCCACTTTGCGGTGTAAGGACCAAGCTCATCGACGGCGACGGTGCGAACGGCGTGATGCGCCACTGACGGCGCGGGTGGGGCGATACCCAACCAATGGCGGAGTTCTGTCGCCAGTCTCGAGAAGTCGTGTCGGGCGGACAGGCCCTGGGAGCGTGCCCACAGGTCGATGACATCGCCTCCCTCGTCGGTGGCAAAGTCCTTCCACAGACCGCGACGGGGACCTTCGAGCTCGACAACCAGACTCTTGCCGGGCGAGCCATCGGTATCGCCGACATAGAACTTGCCGCCCCGGATGCGGCCTTGCGGGAACAGGTAGTGCAAGACCGCTTCCAGCCGATCCAGCAAGCCGGCGCGCAGTGCCTCCGTGTCACTGATGAGATCCTCGCGCGGTTCGGCGGCATCATTGAAGTCCAGCCACACGATGTTGTTGCGCATCATGTCGCCCTCCAGCAGCGGTCCTGCCACGAGCAGAACTTGCACTCGACGTGGGTCGGCGTGGTCGCGTGGCGCGGCAGCATCTCACCGGATTCGGATGCCGAGATCACCCGGACGGCCCGATCCGACATGCGCTGCGCCAGTCCACCGTCAAACGGCACCAGCTCGAACCATATCTCCTGGGAATCTTTGTTGACGGCGGTGAACAGCGCGGGATTGCGAGAGATGCCTGGAACAGTGGCCTCCATGTAGGCCTGGTAGATCGCCATCTGCGCCGCATACACCGGCTTGGACCGGGCGACGCCGAGCTTGACCGTGTCCCGCCAGGACTTGTCGTTCATGGTCTTGCATTCCCACAGCGACGGGCACCGGAGCCCGAGCTCGCGGGGGGCGGCGTTGATCACGCCGTCGACGTGGCCCTGGATGCGCCCGCCCGCCACGGAAAAGCCGAATTGACCTCCACTGGCCTTGCGCGTGTACAGGTCGAAGCCGGCCAACCGCAGCCAGCGAATGGCCAAATCTTCGAGCGCATGCCCGACCTCAAACACGCGCAGGATGCGACCGGGAATTTCTCGGCCGGGATCGACCGGCGTGCGCAGGTACTCGTACTGCAGCGCGCGCTCGCATGCCACACCCAGCCGCGAAGCACCGAGGTAGGTGCGCGGAGCCTGTCCAGCACGATCGCTGGCGAGGGTGGCATCGATGAGAGCGCCGATCTGCTCATGGATCTTGGGGCGGTGGTTGAAATCCAGCATCAGAACGGCACCCCCTTCGGAGCGGCTTGCCCTTGACGGGCCAGGCGCTTCTCCAGGAAGGCACGATCCTTGGCGGCCATGCGCTCGTGCTCTTCGATCATCTGGTCCTGATAGGCGGTGACGACGACATCGATCAGGGTCAGCACCTCATCCCGGGTGTAGTCCGCCAAGGGTCGCTCCATGCCGATGGAGCCGACGTACTCACCCAGCGGCGACAGGCACGCTCGCATGGCCGACAGCTCCATGTCACTCGGATCGATCATGCGTGCCTCCGTCTTGTTCATCAGCTTGCAGAACGCGTCCTGACAACGCCGCGAACAGAACACCCACTCGCTCGGGTAGCGATTGGGGTCGCTCGGTTTGAGCTGAGGGTTGAACCAGCCGTACCCCTTGGCTTTGCGGTAGCAGATCGCGCATTTCACGCAGCCTCCCGATGGCCGTCGTTGGCCGCTACCACCAGCCGCTGAATCGACGACTTGTTGAACTGGAACGCCAACAGGGCCGATGCCTGATAGCGGGTCATCCCGAAGTCCGCACGCATCCGCTCGGGGAGGTAGCGCAGTTGCTTGGTCGTAGGCGGCTCGTTCAGCCAGCGTCGGGTCTTGTGGGCGGAGTCGGCGGACTCGTGGTCGTTGAGCCAGTCGTCGGCCTTGGCCATGCACACCGTGCGCTCGCCGACGGCCAACAGGTGTGGCCTCAAGTCCTTGCCGCCGCCGACGGCGTGCCAGCGGCCATTGAGAAAGAAGATGCCGCCCCAGGCGCTGAAGCCGGTGGCCATCAGCGCGTCGTCATGCCCGAACAGGTCGCACCAGCGGAAGTTGGAACGCTTGAGCAGATCGATCTCGCTCATGACGAAGTCCGTCAGCACGCCAAGCTCCTGCAGCTCGCGCTCCCACACGTGGCCGCACAGGGGGCACTCCATGCAGGCCAGTGGAACGATGGCGCCGCACTCCGGGCAGTCCTTGGTCGGCGCATCACCGTCGCCCTGATGCCCGTCGAGGCTGATTTCCTGTTCGAGAGATCCATGCATCAAGCTGGCCGTGCCGAAGTCCAGCACGATGCAATCGGTCTTGATGACGCCCGGGAACTCCTCGGGGTCCACGGTGCGCAGACCACGGCCGACCATCTGAATGAAGGTGGACTTGTAGGAACTGGGGCGAAGCAGAACGACGCAGCTGGTGGGCGTGTAGTCATAGCCCTCAGTCAGCACCGCGACATTGACCACGACCTGCGCATGCCCAGACTCGTACTCGGCCAGGCGCGCCTTGCGGTCCGCGTCGGACAAATCACCGTGGACGAGCACGGCGTGCACACCGGCGTCGACAAAGGCGTTACAGACGTTTTGCGCATGGGCGACCGTCGAGCAGAAGACGATGGTCTTGCGCGACGACGCATTCGCCTTCCAGTGCTTGATCACCGCCTCGGTGATCAGCCGCTTGTCGAGAATGGACGCGACCTCGTCCATGTCGAAGTCCATCGCGGTGCGGCGGACGTTGCGCAGTGTGTCTTGCACGCCGACGTCGATCACGAACGTGCGCGGCGCGACAAGGTGCCCGGCGGCGATCATCTCGCCCAAGGTGATCTGGTCCGCCACGTTGGAGAAGACCTCGCGCAGCCCCTTGCCGTCGCCGCGATTCGGGGTGGCGGTCAGGCCGCAGATGCCAGCCCGAGGATTGCGGGCCAGCACCGTGTCGATGACGGCGCGGTAGCTCGGTGACGAAGCGTGGTGCGCCTCGTCGATCACGAGCAGGTCCAATGTCGGCATTTGGTCGAGGTGCGCCGGGCGCGATAGGGTCTGCACCATCGCGAATGTCGCCTGACCGCGCCAGCACTTCTCGGTGGCATCGAACACGGACGTGCTCATGCCCGGATTCACACGCGAGAACTTGTCGCGGTTCTGACCGGTCAGTTCAGTGCGGTGGGCAAGGATGCAGGCCTTCGCATCGGGCTCGGCCAACACCCTGCCGGTGACTGCCGACAGCATGATGGTTTTGCCCGACCCGGTCGGCGCGACAGCCAGCGTGTTCCCGTGCTCATCGAGCGCCGCAAGCGTGCGCTCGACCAGCAGGGATTGGCGGGGACGGAGCATCATGAGCGTGGCCCTCCGTCACTGCGCCCAGCTCGGGCGGCCCGGAACGGGCGCCCGGCCGGTGGCCTGCGCATAGGCGTTGGAGGCGCTGGGCGCATTGGCGGCGGGAGCCGGCAGACGCGCACCGCCCATCAAGGCGGCGTAGTCCTTGTGGTCCGGCGTGATGGCGGCCTTGACGACGCTCTTGTCCTGGCCGTTCTTGTCCTTCTCCCAGTCGACTTTGCCCAGGAACTCGATGCCATCGAGATCTGCGAATCCGCTGATGCGGCGCGCGTTCTGTGCAGCGGGACTATTGTCGCCGGGGTGCACCCCACGCGCCGAGTTGAGGATCGCCTTGACGAAGGTGCGGCCCATGTTGGCCCACTCCGGTCCCTTGGGGCTGTGCAGGCCGATGAGCGACCACATCTTGCGGCGGGCGAACTCGCCGTCTGTCACGACGAACTCGCAGTTCAGGTAGACCGAACCGGTGTTGTCGTTGCGGGTGGCGTAGCCGCCAGTCCAACCCTGGGATGCGTCGTCGAAGCCGCCCGGACGGATGGTCATGCGAACGCGGACCAGGGTGCCTTTCGGGATGAGATCGAAAGACGTCTGTTCGGAGGCGGAATTGAAATCGAAATAGGTCATGATCAGGACTCCTGAGTCGAAGTGGGTTCGGGGGAGGAAACAGGGCTGGACGCCGGGCCGGGACGAGCGAAATCGAGTCGCTCGGTGACGGGCCTGGCGGGGCCGGCGATCTTTTCCATCAGGCGGCCGAGATGGGGCTCCTCGATGGCATCGAGCCGACCGGAGCGGTCCTTGGCCGGGTAGTTCCACGGGTTGAGCGTGTGGCAGACGAATGCGCGGTAGCCGCTCCCGTCATCGGCCTTGAGCTCGGCGAGAGTCACGACCTCGTCGACGATCCCGGGCAGCTCGAGCCCCGTCTTGGAGCCGTCGATCTGCAGCGAGAACACCCGGCGGTTGAAGTCGTCCAGGGACTCGTTCAAGATGCCGACGAACCACACGTTCTTGCGGCGCGTGTGCTGCAAGTGGGTGAGCCAGCCGATCATTTCCTGGCCCATCAAACCGTAGGCGCCACGGCTGTCCGGCTTGCCGGTTTTCTCGGAGTAGGCCTGTGGCTGGCCCTTGCACCACTGCAGGCACAGGCGGCCGGCCACGGTGATCGAGTCGACGAATACGGTTTCGTATTTGTCCAGAGCCGACGGGTCGCCAAAGCGCGTGCAGACTGCGTCGAAGTGCGCCTGGCTGTATGGCTGGTCCTCGCGCAGTGCCGGGTTCGGACCGCCGATGAACACGGCGAAGTCGCGGCAGTCCTGCCATGTACGGGGGCGGATCGTGTCGCCCGCCCAGCCTTCGACGGCGAGATCGCCGGCCTCGAGATCGAAGAACAACGCCGCCGTGGGCTTCAAGGTCCACAGCTGCGAGGTTTTGCCGATGCCGCTCTTGCCAACGAGCACGCCCTTGACGCCACGGCGCTCAGCGAGACGCTGATTGGCGGTGATGATGGGCAGGCTCATTTCCGACCTCCTTCACCACCCAGATCGGCGAATGCGGCGGCGACAGTGGTGACGCCCAAGGTGCCGCGCTTGCGGGCGAGGTCGTAGAGATCGCGCAGGCCCTGAAGGCGGCAGTGATGGATGCGGGACTCGGCTTCCATGCCCTGAATCGCGAAGGCCAGGTCGTCGACGGTCGCATCCTCAAGGGGACGCACCACTTCATCGGCGCGGTTGCCATCGAGGGCCGGGATGCGGATCGTCTCCGGCAGATCTTGCATGTACAGTCCGCGCTGCTTGCGCAGCAGATCGAGCACGGTCGGTTTGGTTTTCATGGCAATCACTCCTGAATCAGCGCAATGCGGAAACCGGGCTTGCCGGTCTTGAGCGTTCGCGCCGGGGCGAACGCGCTCTTGAGCGTCTCGGGCCAGGCGTTGAACTTGGTCTCGGAGATGCGGTAGCTGATCTCGACGTACTCGGCGGGGTCCTCGCCGTTGGCCGCGATGCGGCGGGTGATGTCGCCCAGCTTTGCCTGGTCCCACTCGACCTTCTTGGGCAGGTCGGCGGTGATGCGGACCTGGCCGTCATCGAAGTGCACGACGCCGGTGTCTTTGCCGGCTGCCAGGCGCAATTCGTGGGCGCGTTGGGCGTACTTGAGATCCACGGCGCGATCGACGTGTTCGACGATGGCTTTGGCTGCGGCCAGCAGATCGGCTGCATCGTTCTTCAGTTGGAAGATCGATGCGCCGGATTGCTGGGCGAGTTCGCCGGCCGGCGTGGCCAGAACTTGTTCGGGGGTGAGGTGGGTCATGCCGCACCTCCCGCTTCGACGCGCTCGGACGTGCTCTTGCGCAGGCTCTCGGACTCGAAGGCCTCGACGTCCTCAAGGCGATAGAGAACTCGTCCCTGCAGTTTCAAAAAGACCGGGCCGATTCCTTCGGACCGCCAGCGTTCCAGCGTGGCTTCGCTGACGTCCCAACGGTCCGCCAGTTGGCGTTGGTTGAGGTGTTTGACACTCACGTTTTTCTCCTTTCGGGTAGTTGCGAAAACGTGAGGAAATGATCGGAGCCGAGATGTGCGGGCGTCCGCCACCGCCATGTACGGGCTGATGTACGGGCTCAGCCAGAACAGGAAAAAGCGGGGTCCAGAAAGCAAAAAACCGCCCGGAGGCGGTTGTGCGGGGTACGTCCGACTGGGGCGGGTCAGTCCAGATTGAATCCGTACTGGCCATGGCCATCGCCAGCGATGTAGTCCTCCCAGATCGAGTTGCCGCTGAAGATGTTCTGGATGCGCTGGCTTCGCCCGGATTTCTTTGACCCGTACACGGCGGCCAGGATTTCGTGTGCGGGAACCCAGCGCCGCCCGTTTTCGAACTGCGAGAACAGATGACTGACCACGGCAATCTGCCTGTCGCCTTTGATGGCCCACGGCTGAGCGGACTTGGTGACGATGACCAACGTGTTCGAGTACGGGTCGAAGCGCACGGGCAGGGATTTTTCCACCTTGCCGCCTGATGGTGCCACCAACAAACGATGGATCAGGTCGGTGTCGAAGTGTGGTTTGACCGCGTAGTCCACCAGGACGCTGGCGATCGGAACGACGCGGTAGCTACGCGGCGGCGGCACGATGTCGGGCAGGGCTTGGCCGGTGGTGAAGATCAATCCTCGATCGGGCAGCGAAGGCGCACGGAAATGCTCGAAGACCTGGTCGATGGATGAAGAAAGCCCTCGCGCCAGCCATACGTCGACCTGCGCATCGGCTATGCGCATCTTGCCGAGATTCCACAGTACGCCATGGATGGCGGGGGCCATGATGCCGCGTCGATGTGCCTGTGGAATCCCGAGCAGGTCCGCCAGGTGGTTCAGCAGCTTGGCGTCGGTGACGGCATGAACCGCCACGAGATCGGCAGACACGAACTTGGCACGAAAGGTCTCAGGGCACCGGTAGCGATAACGTCCCGGGGCATCGTCTTCCTCGATCTCAACCGGAACGAGTTCGTCACCTATGGGCGCCGGATAGCATCCGGCATAACCGATACGCTCGGTCCATTGCGCGAGATCCCAGTTGGCGAGCGTCGGGCGGCGCGACAGCTCCCACGCGGGCACACCATGCAAGCGCTGGCCATCGCCGTCGGCAATGGCCTGACTCGACTGTTCGAAGAGATCGAACAGCTCAAGCAGCGAGCGCGTCGTCAGGTCCTTCGGCGACATCTGTGATCTCCTTCACCAACTGCCACTTGGCCAGCAAGCGGTCGCACAGCGCCCGGTCCTTTTCGCGCTTGGTCTTGATGTTGCACTTGTTGTCGTCACGCAGGATCACCGCGATCGTGCGCGCCCGTTCCCTGCCGACCTTCTTGATGCGGATCGACAGCTTCGCGTAGTTGATGTGGTGGTCGCGGAAGTCGAACGACGGGGAGAGCAAGGACCGCGCGGCGGCGTAGATGTCGTCGACGTCCCTGGACCAGATCTTGACCAGTAAGGAGCGGTGGTTGGCCGCGGTGTAGCCGAGTTCGATCACCTTGACCGATGCCACATCCTCACCGGACAGGTCGAAGCTGCGGGGCGCCGCCAGACTCTGGTAGTCGTACTGCTTTAGCGGAATCGTGTCGCCCGTGATGGGCGACTGCAGCAGCGAGTCCGCCACGATGCGCGCCAATGCCTCGCGGCCGTCGGTGTTTTTGGACAGGACCTCCAGATGGCCATTGGCTGGCTCGTAAGTGATGTGCGATGAGACCGCGCGAATCACCTCCTGCGGCACCAGCTCGCTGGCCAGGACGCGATCGACGATCTCGGGCGGACGATTGTGATGCACGCTGATCTGGTACAGGGCGACGTCTTCGCCGGTGAGGGTGTCGGGGCGCAGTCGCTTGAAGACCTGAACGGCGACAGTGTCCGCCGCACAGCCGAGCTGCTGGGCGACGGCCCGGTGGAATGTCTCCCGCGCTGCCGCGTCGTCCAGGACCGTGAGGTCCTTGGGCGCGAGATAGCCCGAATAGCAGGACGCGCTCTGGCGGAAGACGTCCGCCTGGCGGGCATTCAATGCCTCGTCGAAGAGTGCGCGTTCATTGACATACAGCCACAGCGCGCGTTCGTACTGGTTCGGGATCGCTGCAAACGCTGCGTTGGCCTCCTCGCCGACGATGTCCTGACTGATGCCTTCGATGACGTCTTGCCCGGCGCCATCCGAGAGCAGCACGATGCGCTCAGCCACCTCCTCAATCTTGCGCCGCGCGCTCACATCGAGGGCCGACAGGACGGGTTCCATGGCCGCGCGCTGCTCTTGCTTGCCCTGCTTCTTGTCCAGGTCGGGAATCGCCAGACCGAACTCTTCCACCATGAAATCGCGGAAAACCGCCGGCGGCAGGTGGCCGAGCAGCTTGGACAGATTTTCAGCATCGTTCATTGTTCTTGTTCCTTCGCAACGTGTTGACCAGGTTGGCACCAGCCCGAACCACCCCGTTTTCGCGTTGCGGTGTGCAGACCGAATGCGTTCGGTGTACCGAACTTTGATGATTGTTTCTGATCGGATACGGGTTTGTCAAGAAGGTACGTTTTCGTTCGGCATCGTGGTACTCTTTTGGTCTTGATGCAGACGGATGAGGAGAAATAGGTGCCATCCCCCCTGGGCGACAAGATCCGCACACTGCGGAAGCAGAAGAAGCTCAGCCTTGAACAACTTGCCGAGCTGACCGAATCCAGCAAGAGCTACATCTGGGAGCTGGAGAACAAGGACGACCCGAAGCCGTCAGCCGACAAGGTCGGCAAGATCGCGTCGGTGCTCGAGGTCACGACCGAGTTCCTGCTCACCCAATCGACAGCATCCCCCGGCGAAGAGGTCATCGACGAGGCCTTCTTCCGCAAATACAAGAGCATGCCGGACGATACCAAGAAGCGTCTGCGCAAGATCCTCGACGCCTGGGATGACGACGAGTGA